TCACGCTCCTAGAGGCAGAGGTCGAAGCCGATCCTCATGTTTCTAAATGGCGTCGTCTACAGCGCAAGCACGAGGCTTTTTGCGCAAGCGCTCGACGCGAACGTGATTCTTTGTATAAGCTTGTGGAGTCGCTAAGCCGATTCGAGACGATGCGACAGCAGGAATGGCAGCGTTCAGGTCAAAGCTATAAGTAGGGAGAGAGATGCCTAATATTTTTGATGTAGAGCGAGAGACGCAGCAAATGTTTGAGCCAGCCCCTCAGCCTAAGCGCTCACCAGTAGCTGGTTTTATTGCCAGCACAGTTACATTAGCTTTGATTGCAGTAATTGCGCCTATTTATATTCATGTTTTAGTCAAAATAGCTGTTTGGAGCTGGAATCTAATTTAATATTCACCTTAGGCGCATCTCGATTTCCAAGGTGATCCTCCAGGTCATAGGACTAGCTACTATTAGCGCCCGTAGTTAGTCTTATGACCGTGCCAGAAATAAATCTCGTTTTCGACGGCGACCCCGTTGGCAAAGAGCGACCCAAGTTTAATACCCAAACTAAGGTCGCTTACACGCCCAAGAAAACTGTCATAGCGGAAAAAGAAATCCGCTCTCTTTGGAGAGAGGCAGGCAAGCCTCGTCTTCCAGACGTTGCCTTAGAGCTTGTGATAGAACTCTATGTGCAGCGACCACAATCTCACTTTAAAAAGAATGGCGAACTGACAGCAGAGGGTTTGCGGCACCCTATTCCGCGAAATAAAAAGCCAGATGTTGACAACGCCATTAAGCTAGTAATGGATGCTCTAAACAAGCATGCTTATAAGGATGACGTTCAAATAGCAAAAGCTACTGTCGTCAGGTTTTGGGGAGAATGGCCAAAAACAGTTATTAAGGTAAAGGAGCTAGACGTTGAGCAGCACAAAATGTTCGGTATGTAGTGGCCCCAATTCTGATAAAAAGTTCAAAACATGTGTAGAGTGCAGACAAGCAGATAGAAGAAATAGGCTTAAAAGAAAAAACAAAAGTGTCGAATTAATTAGAAAAATAGTCATCAACGAAGAGCATGAGCGACAGGTCTTTTATGAGGACGCAATGAGAAGAGCTTCTGGACTAGGAACTATGACTGTCAGCCCTTCTACTTATAAGAGATGCAAGGGAGATGAGCTTCTCCCTCTTAAGCCGTTTCAGCAGTGGATTGAAAACAGGCTCCAGGTTTATGAATCAATTGAAGATTTTGCATCAATTATTGAAACTAGCCCTAGAACAATTCTTCGCTGGCGTACTGGACGAGAAGTTGATCGCGGCAAGGAGAGAAAATTTAATCAAATTCCACTAAATACTGTTGATCTTGCTTTGACTAGAGAAGGCTCAAAGGGTCTCTGGGAACTGTATCCAGAGTTGTACAAGTAAGATCACAATGTTAGAATTAATTAGTGGCTGAAAAACAAAAAAAGAACTTTTCGCCTGAAGCAAGGCAAAAGCTTTCTGATTTAGCGAAACAGCGCCATGCCGAGGGCAAGCTTGGCGGAGCTAAATTTGGCGCTATGGGTGGCCGCGCCGCTCGTAAGAAAGACCGCATATCTAAGCGTGTCGCAGAAGCCGCAGAAGAGGCGCGCCAAGCAGACGAAATCATTGAAGTATTCAAGGACGCAATTGATCCAAGTCAGCCAATGAGCATCAGGCTCAAGGGCGCCCAGGCTTGGGTAGATATTGCTGTTCAGCACGGCAAGTTTGAGCTTCAGGAAGAAGCACATGATGCCGCCCAACATTCTCGTGAAGAGCTAATCGAGATGCTTTCTAAAAAACTTACCTCTGGACCTACGGCAAACGTTATCCGCAAGGAGATCGAGAGTAAGGCTGTAATTGACGGAGAGATCGTCGAGATAGAAGATGAGTGATGGCAGTTCTGATGAGATGCTCGAGATTCTCAGCAATCTCTCAGATGAAGAACTGGCAGAAATGCTCGCGGCCCAGCAAGAGCTTGAGAAAAGACTTAATGAAACTGGTCCGCAGAATGATGAAGAGCTTCACGAGTGGATTAAGTACGAGTTAGGCATCGACGTTCCTCGCGTAGCTGTTTGCGAGAATCATCAGGCCCCCTTTAGCTTTCTGGCAGACCTCTATTTTGAACGCACCGACGCCGCTCTTGCCGTCGCCAACCGAGGTGGCGCCAAGACTTTCCTAGTCGCAGTTCTGCACTGGTTGAACGCTCGATTTAAGCCAGGAATCGAGTCCTGCACATTCGGTGCTATTGAGGCTCAGTCTTTCCGTGCTTACGCCCACCTCAAGAACTGGGTCTTCGACGAGAAGGGCAATAAAAAGCCAGAAATTGTCTCATCTCTGATGCGCGAGACAGTTTTTACAAATAGCTCAAAGATCGAGGTTCTTGGTTCAACACCTGAGGCTGTGAACGGCCCTCACCCGCAGATCGCTCACGCTGATGAGATCGAGCTTATGCGTGACGACACTTGGAATGAGTCACGCAACATGACCATCTCCAAGAAGATCCGAGATGGCCGCACGATGAACCCTCAGGACGTGGCAACCTCTACTCGTAAAGGTCCGTCAGGCCGAGTCCAAGAACTGATCGACGAAATTGAGAAGGCAGTGGCTGAGGGATACAAGCCGCCGCGCTCTCTTTATATCTGGTGCATCAAGGAGACTGCCAGCCAGCAGAAAAATTGTCAGGTCGCTAATCCAGATCTACCAGAACAGCTTCGTTGCCCCTGCGACACGATCCGTAAGGGCGAGTGGGAGGACGGATCTGCGCGTCTTCTACGTGATGTCTGTAATGGCGATTTCTATAAGAGTCGCGGTTGGCAACCGTTTTCTGACATCGTTAAGCAGTTCACGGAAAACGACAGAAATACTTTTGAGGTTCAGCAGCTGTGCGCCAAGCCAGAAATGCAGCATCACTACGTTCCGACTTGGCGAGACGACAAGCATTTGATCAGAAATTACAACCCAGACCCCGCCAATGGTCCGATTTTTCTCTCAGTTGACTGGGGTGGCACTAACCCTCACGCTGTCAACTGGTATCAGCTTTTGGCGTATGAGATTGAGGTAGAAGCCTGGAATCAGCCAGAGGACAAAATTGTTGTCCGTCGCCTAAAAGAAGGCACTCTGGTTTGTTTCGGTGAGATTTACATCACTGAGATAGGCAATGAACAACTTGGGAAGCTGGTGCAGGAGCGGGAGAGTCGGTGGGCCAGCAAGCATAAAAACTTCCGAATCTACGAGCGTTTTGCAGACCCTCAGGGCAAAGCTGCTCGTATGGACTGGAAGGCTATGGGCCTGCCGACTCGCTGGCACACGACTCGTGAGTTCGATGAACACATCAAGTCGATTCGCTCAATGTTTGATGATGACCTGTTCGTGGTTGATGGTGAAGCATGCCCGATGTTTGTAAAAGAAATCAAGGCATGGCGCGCTGATCCACGAACAGGTAATCAAATCGACAAATTTAACCACTGTATGTCAAATTTTAGATACGCAGTAGCTAACATTAAAAAGATACGTCAACGCGCTCTAAGCACAGCAGGTAATTTGCCAGCATCTACATCTATCCCTAGACGAGCAACAGTAAGTAGAACTGGCTCAACTCCTGTAGGATTTAAGGGACAGAATAATGAGTATGATAACTGGCGCAAAAGTCTTGGAGAGCCGGTTACTAAGGTAAATAGATAAGAGAGTTTTTGTGACTGATACACCTTCAAATTCCAATGGTCAGCTGCCCGAAGGCGTTGTAACGCCCGAAGAAGCTAATCGAATTCGTGCTGCTGTCACTAAAAAAGAGCAGGCACCCTCGAGCAGAATTCAGTCACTTTTTGGTAACTGGAAGGACGTATCAGACCAGCTTGGCTCACCGTTTGAGGTCGAGCGTATTCCGCTTTCCAAGCTTCGCCAGATGCGGCGCGATCCGATGCTTGGCTTTGGTCTTAGCTTCATCAAGACTCCGCACATCAAAGCCAAGTGGTTCATCAATGCAAAAGATTCAAATGGGCCTAACGCGCAGATTGCTGCCCACCTTGATCACGACCTTCGCCGCATTTATCCCAGTCTCGTAATCCAGAACACAAATATGCTGGATTTCGGGTTCCAAGCAATTGTCAAGAGGTTCGAATTCCGCCAGCCGGCAGGCACATATGTTGAGATTAACCCGAATACAGGTGAGCAGACAGAGCAGCCCATCTGGAATCAAGGAAATATTCAGCCCATCGCTTGGAAGCCATTCGTTGCGCTCCGCCCAGAAGGTGTTGAGCCGGTGTGGAATAACAAGGGTGAGTTTGATGGCATTACTTACTCGCCTTCTGATGTCAATACCGCTCTCGGAGTATCTGCTACTCCGGGCGGTTCAGGAGGATCAAATCAAGAGTCGCAATACAAAATTGATCTTTATCACTCTCTCTGGGTCACAAACGAGAGAGACGCCGCTTTCGGATCGGTTTATGGCTACCCGCGACTTGGCTACGCCTACAGGTATTGGTGGTCTTACTGGTTCCGTTGGGCGATTGCTGACCGCGCCTTTGAGCGCAAGGCTGATCCGTCCGTTCTTGTCCGTTATCCAGAGGGCTATTTCGTAGACCCGCTTACTGGTCAGGAGACCTCCTATCAGGACTACGCCCTTGAGATGGGTTCCCGGATGCGTTCCGGCGGTGTTATCGCTCTGCCTTCCGAGCCTTTCGAGGACGCCAATGGTCGCGGCACATTGCGCCAGTGGGATATTGACTTCACCAAGGATGCTGTCAACTTTGAGCCTTTCGACAAGAGCTTCGAGTACCTAGATGTCCAGAAGCTTCGCTCCCTGTTTATTCCTGAGCAGGCTTTCCTTGAGGGTAAGGGAGGCACTTCCTCCCGCAACGTTGCAGCAGAAATGGGTAACGCATTCCTCGAGTCCCAGGCCGTTCTTTCTGCTCAGATTCAAGAGAACATTAACCGCTATCTGATTCCGCAGTGGCTCGCTGTCAATTACCCGGAGTTTTCAACTGCCGGCGGAACAGCAGAAATTATTGTTCAGGGCTTTGCAGAGGAAGACACTGAGTTCATGCGCCAGCTTGTCCAGCTTCTGGGCCAGCAGGAAGCAGGCGCTGACGAGATTCTTAAGCTTGTCGATCTTCAGAAAGTTCTCGAGGATCGCGGCACACCGATTGTTTCGTGGGCCGAGCAGCAGCGCCGCGACCAGGAGCTTGCAAATAATCAGCAGGCTCAGGGTGTCGGTCAGGTTGATCCTGTTCCCGGCGAGCAGGTCGGAACCGTTCCAACTCAGACCGGGTTTTCTTACATTCAGCCGCGTGAGGTTGTTTATCTTTCAGACGCAGATTCTGAGTTTGTGGCATCTCTGCCCGACACACCTCACTTCTCGTCGAAGCAGGCTCGTTTTGCGGCTCGCGATCTGAATGCTCGACTCGCTGATTTTTACTCGAGCGAGTACAAATATCACATTGAACGACTCGGAACCCCAAATGAGCAAGATGTTGATGGAAAATCAATTGTCGATGCAGTTGCTGACATTACTAATATTTTTTCTTCCGCATTTTGTGGAGACGAACTCGCCAAGGAAGCTGCTGTCCGAGTAGTTTCCCGAGCTACAGACACTGTTCGCTCAGAAGTTCACGATCTGTTTAACAACTCAGATCAGGATGAGGGAACATCCTTTTCAGATATAGCTCTCCTTCACTTTATGGATTATCCGGCTTGGCACTCTAAGTCAGATACCGTGCAGGCAATCCGCGATATTTACAATGAGCAGACCGTTCGCGCAGCCCAGAAAGAAGGCTCCGATCTCCTAGTTGCTTTTGATGCTGGCGATCATGATGGCGAGATGTTCACAACCGAAGAAGCCCTTAGCTTTTCTCCCGCGCCGGATGACATGATTTACTGGCGTCCACTGCCTTTCAATTTTGAGATTGATCGCTCGCAGGATGTTCGTGGTGGAGCTATGTGGGATGAGAAGACGATGACGCTGAACTTGTCAGACAGCATTTCGCCTGAGGCTGAGAGGAAGATTCTCAAGACAGTCGCTGATGAGATTTACTGATGCCGATCTATTTCGATGAGAGGGGAGTGCGACTGGCCGATGCACCCGGAGCGGTTGCCGAGCCTGCGGCAGCGGAAGCGCCTGCTGTGCCTACCGAACAGACTCAAGAAGGAGAATCAGCAGCAGCGTCGAAGACCGAACACATGAGAATGATGGATGCTGTTCGTGAGGCTGCTCGCGAGTACGACACGCCTACCGAGGCAGACATTCGAGAGTTTGTTGCTGGCAGGGCAAAAGATCCCTCAAAAGTAGATATTCAAAAATTTCTTGAGCTAACAATGGATCAGAGGCAAGCTGATCTAATTGATCTGCTTGACAATCATCTCCGTCAAGCTGGCCCGATGAAGCGTGGTCGCCGCAAGGTACGTATTTCTGCTCCTCGCGGATACCTTCGGCGCTTGATGCGCAACATGGATTCTGATTCAATCGCGCAGGTCACGCTAAGGCTTCAGTCGATGGGACACGATCCAGAAGTTGTCAAGGAACTGCTTACGCGCAAGCGCGGCGCTCAGAAGACGGCAGAAGTTGATGAGAAGATTGCTGAGATGTCAGAGACTGGCAATTGGACTACTGATGGGATCGAGTTTGTCGAGGACTCTTGGGAGGACCATGAGAATCCTTCTGAGGTCATGAACGTAGATCCGGCTGAGATGGCTCAGAGGATCGCTTCCAATCTTCCGCAGCCTGTAATTAATGTGACTGTTCAGGCTCCTAAGAGCGGCAAGAAGGTCGTAAAGCGCAATCCTGACACTGGCCTTATCGAGTCAGTAGAAGAGGAAGAAGATGCCGGCTGAGGTCCAGCTGTATCACGATGCAGAAATGCTTAATCCTGTCGAGAGGATTACGCTGGCAGATTTTGAGCTGGATGAAGTTTATGACGATGATGAGGTTTTCCTAGGAGAAGGCCAGCCGATTAAAATTTATGCTTTTAATACAGGCGACACCGTTCTGCGCGAGATGTCTGTCCATGTAGACGGTGATGGCGCTGGCTTTATTCAGCTTTCTGTTGACAATGACGGAGAGCCTGGAGTTTGGGCTGCTGCCGGAGAATCAATTTTTGCTACTAGCTCTCAAAGCATTTTCCCCGATGAAAGCTTTGAGTTTTGGGCTAGGCCACTTTTTACTTCAGGGGACAGAGAAGGCACATTTGACTTTGACTTTTTGATCAAAGGCAAGAGCATTGGGGTAAATACCAAGCTTGACTAAAAATTAAGCCATATAGCGTTCTAATTCCGCATTAGAATTAATGCCGGAAGTATTAACGAACGAGGAGTCAAATGGCTTCATACTTTAATATAACCCTGGACACGCTTGCTCCTTCTGGCGCAACGTTCCTGCTCAATGGTGATGATGTTTACACGGCCACTCAGATGGTTGATGCCGAGTTCAGCACCGTTGATGGAGATACCACGGGTTATGAGATCAAGATCTGGGGTGACGTTGATACCTCATACGACGCCGATGTTCAGTCAACAGAGAATGCCTCTGCCTGGATGTCTTACAGCGCGACATATGAGATCAAGCTGTCATCAGGCGATGGCTCAAAGACCGTCTACGCGAAGATTCGCGACGACGTGTACAACGAGACCAGCCAGCTCTCAGACTCGATCACACTCGATACAACCGCTCCGGTCGTCACAATTACGACCAACCCGGATGTATCTCGCATCTCGAAGGTCGCCGGTCGCGATACCGTGACGTTCGGTTGGGAGTCGGATACACCATACGACGAGTACAAGATCAAGGTTGTCCCGTCCGGTGCTTCACTGCACACTGCCGGAACCACCATCGGTACGAGCAACGGCTCTACCAATATGTCTGGTAGCACTGCCGATCAGCCCGCCAGCACAGAAGTCACTTCAACCATTAACGGTGCGGACCTTGAGGCCGCTTCAGCCGGTGATGGATCGAAGGTCATTAAGGTCTTCGTGAAGGACGACGCCGGTAACTGGTCAGTCGCCTAAATAAATTGGAATCTACCAGTCAAGTTTTATTACTTGGCTGGTAGTATTCTATTTATGGCCGATAACGTCCAAATCACAGCAGGTTCTGGTACTTCGGTTGCTACCGACGACATTGGTGGCGTTCAATACCAGCGCGTAAAGGTTTCTCACGGCGCTGATGGTTCTGCCACAGATGCCTCTTCATCTTCTCCGCTTCCTACTACTCAGGGAGTTGCTGGTGTCTCTGATGGTCGCAAGACTGTGACTACTGCCGGCACAAGGGTCGCCCTGGCCTCATCTTCTACTCCTGCTAGGCAAGTTTTTATTACTGCCTTGTCAGGAAACACAGGAACCGTTGTCGTCGGTGGATCAACGGTTGTTGCTTCACTTTCTACAAGGACAGGAGTTCCACTCGATGCGGGAGACACTCTGGCTATCGATTCTGCTGACCTTAGCCATTTTTATATCGACTCTACGGTGAACGGCGAGGGCGTTAGCTTCCTCTACCTCACCTAATGGCTAAGTCAGTAACTAGAAATATCAAGGCTGGAACTGGTCTGAGCAAGACCGGCAGCACCATCAGTATTCTGCCCTCTTCTTCAGTCTCGTTCAACTCGCAGAAAATTACTAATCTTGCAACGCCCACAGCAACCTCAGATGCTGCGACTAAGGGCTATGTTGATACGCAGGTCGGCATAGTCACAACGCAGTCTGCTTCTGCTGCGACCAGGGCATTTACCACTTTTTTGGCCTAATACGACCGACCTTCGTGTATCCTATATTGATAACGTACTAAGGAATTTATGGCGGATACTTACAAAGTTCTCTACCAGGGCCAGCTTTCAACTTCTTCAGGAGCCGTTTATACGGTTCCTTCTGGCACTCAGACCCTTGTGAAGACAATGAGGGTTGTTAATACGAATACTGCTTCTGGCGCTTCTATCTCTCTTTGGCATCTTCCTTCAGGTGTTTCTACAACTGGAAACGCATACGCAATTCTGCCTTCTACGTCAATTGATGCTGGCGGATTTGCAGAATTTGAAGGAACTATGACTATGGAAGCTGGAACTAAATTGGCTGCCCTAGCAGGATTGGCGACTTCGATCACGCTAACCATATATGGCCTTGAAATCTCGTAATGCCTTGGGGATTTTATACAGCATCAGGCGCTCTTAAGAACGCCGAATACATTGGTTCCGAGTTTGGTCTTGGAACTATTGTTGATTTTGCAGGAACTGCCGCGCCGCTTGGATGGCTTTTTTGTGATGGATCAGCAGTAAGCAGAACAACTTATGCTGGCCTGTTTGTTGTTGTTGGTACTGCTTACGGGACTGGCGATGGCAGCACGACTTTTAATTTGCCTAACGCTACGGGCAAAATTATTTATGCAGTCCAAGGGTTAAAGCTAAGCTCGCCATCTTCAGCAACTTATTTGACTTCACTTCCTGTATCTCCTACTGATGGTCAGGAAATTTATTACGCTGCTGATGCAACCAATGGTGTAATTTGGCACCTTCGCTATAGGGCAGCTTCATCTTCTACTTATAAGTGGGAGTTTGTAGGCGGCGCACCGCTAAGAACAGCCTCTACATCCATAGCAGACGAAAACACTCATGGGTCTTCAAGCGGAGCGGCCTTTTCCAATGCTATTACCAGAACAGTTCCTTTGCAAGGCCAGTATAGGATCGGCGTTACATATCACTGCTTGGTAAACAGCAGGAGCACTAATACTGAATCTATTTACGTGTGGATGGGCGTCAGACCACAAAGCGGCAGTGAAATTATAGGCGACGATTACACCTCGGCATATATTGGTCCCACCACTTCGTATAATCCAACTTACAATGCTGGAATTCGTCATTCTGCCAATGTTCAAACAAATGCAACTTTGACGACTCAATTGACTTTAGAGGGCATTTATGGAGCATTAATGTCTGCGGGATCCGGAGTTGTTAGGTTTAGATATCGAGAAATTACCGCATTTCCTTTGAGAGTTACTGCGTAAATGGCGTTGACTACACCAAATATGGGATTGATTTCGTGGGATAGCGGTGAGCCGAGCTGGAAGTTTGTTGATGGGGAGTTTGTTGAGTAATGCCTTGGTCTAAGTATCAAATATCTCCAGCTTTTTCTGCTTATGGTCTCGCCTCATACACTGTCAACAACGGGGTTGAAGTAGTTTTCAGTACAGTGAATGTTAATCAAGGGAGCGGATATAGCAATTCCACTGGAAGATTTACCGCACCAGTAGACGGCAACTACATGTTTAACTGGACATTTTTAAGCGTAAACACCTCAAGTACAGTTGATACAAGAATTAAAATTAATAACAGCACAATATTTGGTGCTGCATATTCTGGCGGAACTGTTCAAGACTATAAGAGCGGAGGTGGAGCGGCTGCTTGTTACTTAACTGCTGGGCAGTATGTTTCTATATCTGCTAACGGAACAGCTTATTTTCATCCTGATCCCGTTCATCAAATTTTTTCAGGATTTTTGATTCTTTAAATGCCGTGGAAGTTTTTTACAAATCAAGGGACAGAGAAAACAGTAGTCGAGGAAACTCCCGCTGGAATAATTACTGGATTCTCTGGCACTGCCGCACCACAAGGCTGGCTTCTTTGCCAGGGGCAGGAGCTTCTTAGGTCTTCATATCCGGCGCTTGATCAGGCTATAGGAATTACCTATGGGCCTTATACGAATGGATCAGGCGCTGCTGGGACAACTCACTTTCGTCTTCCCGATTTGAGCGGGCGCGCCCTAGTTGGAATGTATGCTGGTTCTGGAAACAGAACAGATAGCAATGGCGAGCTAACAGGAACTGGTGTAGTTACTGGTGGATCTGCAATGTCTGTTCTTCCGCTAGGCCACTGGTCTGGAGCAGAAGATTTAATTTTGACATCAGCCGAGTCTGCTCTTCCTGCGCACAATCACCCGCGCTCATCAGATGGTCAGAATAAAGCTACCGTAACCGGAACTCACAATCACTCGACTGGAAATACCTCTCACACTCATACAACAAGATATGTGAACCAACCTGCAAGCACTAGCGGAAGCCCTAATAACTGGGTAAGAGACGCAGATGGTTCTAACTCATCTGGCGAATTTATTGGAAGCTCTTTTAGCGGAATTGGGGCAACTGTAGGGCAATCTTCGACAAGTATTTATATTGTTGATGCGTCAGCAACACCGGCCTCATCCGCTCACAGCAACATGCAAGATTTTGTTGTTCTTAACTTTATTATTAAGCTATGAAAAATAGATTTGCTTTTTATAAGGGCGGTTCTCGCGTAAAAGAAAACGAGAGATTTCAACCTCCACCTGGAACAATTGTTGCTTTTGCTGGCTCAAATGCTCCAGATGGTTGGCTTCTTTGTCAGGGTCAAGAGGTTTCTAGAACCACGTATGCTTCTCTTGACAATGCCTGTAAAGAGTTTTACGGCTCTTACACAAATGGCTCTGGTTCTGCTGGGACCAGTCATTTTAAGCTCCCAGATATGCGCTCCAGAATGCCAATTGGCGCCGGACAAGGCTATGGAAGCAGAAGTTCTGGAACTGGCACCACAGTTGCCGATGTTGCTTTTGTTAATTCAAGTTTTGAAAACCTAACTACTACTGGCTGGACAGCAGGCACCGAGAGTAATGCAACTTCTGGAAGTCAGATAACACTTGACAGCATAACTGTTGATAGCTCTCCAGCTTCAGGAAGATGGACTAAAAACGGCACAACTGGAAATCTTGATTTTGGATCAGTGCTAGTAGGTGCCTTAACTGGCACTTTTTACGCTGGACAAACATACACAGTAACTTGGAGAATGAGAGCAAATTCTCCAACTGGAGCTTGGCTGTATGCAGCCTTTGGGGTTGTTTCTCACAACAGTCAACTTCAGCCGCCAAATGGCAATTACGCAAGCAGATTAGAAGTTAACGGATTTTCTGCTGGAAATTGGAATACTTACTCTCTTGATTGGACGCCAACTTCTACTGTTTCTAGTAGTGTTAATTTTGTTTTAAATGATCGTTCTGCATTTTTCGGCGGCAGCACTTTTTACTGGATTGACAGCCTTACAGTTACTTTAAAACCACTAACTTCTAGAACACTTGGCAGTACTGGTGGTTCAAGCGGAGTTACCCTAACTGCTGCTCAGTCTGGAATGCCTTCTCATGGACATGGCAAATCAGAGGCTACGCACAATCATGGCATTGCTACAGATAGTCATCAGCATGGAATTGGTATGCGCGCTCGTTACATGACTACTGCTGGTGGCACTACTTATTACACAGCTCTCAAATGGGGAATTGAAGGGCCAGCAAATGCTTATTCTGACAGCAGTACAGATAATATTGGATACTCAATTGATCCAAGTTCTCCCTTTGGCGTTTACGCCTTGTCGTCTAAATCTGGAACAGGAACACAGGCTGTAAGCATTGCCTCAAATAGTGCAAACGCCAGTAGCGCTCACAATAATATTCAGCCTTCTTTGGCACTTAATTACATTATTAAAACGTAATGACCACTATTTTTTATCCAACTGGTGCGGTTGTACCCTTTGCCGGAAGCACAATTCCCAATGGGTGGGTTATGTGTGATGGTTCCGCATATGACGGAACAACAGAAACTTATAAAAATTTGTGGAACGTAATTGGAAGCTTTTATGGAGGAAGTGAATCTGCTTTTAGAGTTCCTAATTTAGGAAATCGAGTTCCTGTTGGACTCGATTCTTCATCGGTTAGAAGCAATAAATTTACAACGATTGGAGCATGGGCTGGAGCTTCTGCTGTAACTTTGTCAAGTTCTACAACTGGAGTTCTTTCTCATTCTCACTCTGTCGATGAGTCTGCTGTTCATACTCATGCACCCTCTTGGTCTGCTCACTACCATACAATTGGCTATAGCGTAACAAGCAGCAACAGCCCCGCCACTGGAAAAGGTGATGGCAATACAATCAATAACTGGGATGCTGGAAGCTCTTACAACTTGACAGCTGCCAACACCAACGTTACTCTTAGCGCGGGATCTATCGGAGAGTTCACTATCAACAACTCCACCGCAGTATCAAATGCTTCCTCGGCGCATTCTAATCTTGCGCCGCAATTGGCATTACATTACATAATTAAGTTGTAAGGAGAGATTATGACTGAAGAAAATAATCAGCCCACCCTGGGAGACATTATTGAGACTCCGCCGCCTGCCCCAGTAGATCCAGACATTACTGGACTTGATGAAATGTATGGCGATGGCGCTCTAGAAGAGCTTGTTGTTGCTTTAACTATTAGCGGTGAAGAAAGCCCAATTGTCACTGAAGGTGTTATCGACGCAGATGTAAATAAATGGCCAGTTGAGGGCGGAATCTGGGTCAAGACCAACGCCACTTGGGAAGATGGAACAAATCTCGCTATTTATTTCCAGAATGACCTTGTTTATTGGGGAGATGGAATTTGCTTTACAGAAGATGTTTTGGCTTCTGTTGGCAAACTGACTGGCGGAACGCTTTGGGAGTATGCGCTAGATAAGGGAATCAGCATGACAAAAATGATTGTTCCTGACAATTTTGCCGCTCCTTTTATTGCAACCGCTTTCAACTTTGTTTCGTCAGATGGAACAACTACAGTTTTGGAATCACCAATTTATGAAGGCTCCAAGATGGACGATTACACTATTTGGGCGCGCAACGGATTTAACCCTGAGGAGATGCCCGACTCTCTGAAGAATCAGCAATAGTTATGCCGTTTTTTCTAATTTTGGATCAAGAAGCAGATAAGAAAATTCTTCTTTCTGAATCTTTGTCTTCGGTCAAATTCACTAATTTAAACAATCCTGTTTTAGTTTCTATTTCAGGCGTATTAGTTCCAGCTGTTGTCACAACTACTGATCTTGAAATTTCTCGTGACGGAGAAAACTGGTCGGAAGTTATCGAAGACATTGATTTTAGAATTGAGTTCGAACCAAAAATTTATGTTCGAGCAAGCGAAACTTCTTCATCTGGAACAATAGAAATTCTTTATCGCTGAATAAAATCAGTAGAATAAGTAGCAGTAATGTCCCTGCTACTGCTCTTTCAAGGTCCGACTGACACGACAGCGCCGACCATTGAGGTCAGCAATCTCACGGCGACTAAGATCTCTCGCGTTTCAGGCAAGGACATTACTTACGTAAGCTTCACTGTCAATGAAGACTGTCAGGCTTGGAAGGCTAAGCTTGTTACTTCCTCTGGTGCTGCTCACACAGATGGAACTCTTGTCGATGATGGCACAGATATTCCGGCAGACACTCTTTTTGTCTTTGACATTACAGACGACGAGCTTGTAGAAGCTGGCGGAGCCGAAGGCTCTAACACAATCAAGGTCTTCGTGCAGGATGACGCTGGAAACTGGTCAGCATGAGCGAAGACAGAGGCGGATACGGCAAGTCCTGGTTCAAAGTTGATCTGACATCAGATCCGGTCGCCTATGACGATTTCAATCTTTTCCTAGACACAACCGCTCCGCAAAATCCCACCTTCATCATCAACAATGGCGGGGCCACTACCGAAGAGCAAATTGTCACGGCCCATCTCGGACACTCTGATCGGACCAAGACTGGCTATCAGATCAAAATCTGGGGCGATGTGGATGCCGAATACGACCCCGCAATTGCCCGCCAAGAGCAAAATTCTGAGTGGGTTGCATTTTCTCCCACTTACCTCTTCAAGCTTTCTCGGTTCAACGGTTCTAAGCGCGTTTACGCAAAAATCAGAGATGATGTTTGGAACGAGACTGCTGCTCTCACAGTAACAATCACATTTACTGGCGGAGAAGAGCCAGTTCAGGTTGGCAAAGGCGCAGACGCACCAAGCTTTACTTCAGCGCCGATTCTTGGAGAAGAGTTCGAGCAGGCGTGGGCTGCTGAAATTAATGTAACTCTTCCTGTTGAAAACCTGGCAGAAATTACAGGAAATGTGTCATTAATAAAAAATATGTCAATTTCTGCCAGCGGTCAAGTTTCTGCCAGCCGGAGAGTGCAATTTGTCACTGAAGGGACAAGATTGCAAGCGTCTAGATGGAATAAACTTATTACAGAAGATGAAGAACTACTACTCAATCTGTAATGGCATCTAACGGAAACCTACCTAATTACATGCTTGCCAGTATTCCTGGCGGGAAGCTGCGAAAAGATGCTGCTCTTCATTGGAACGCGATGCACAAAGAGATCAAGGCCAAGACTGGCATTGACATTCGCCCCACTGGTCCGCGCAGTTCATACCGCTCGTTGTACTGGCAGAAATATTTCTACAACACGATGGCTCGCGGAATGGCTGCTGTTCCTGGCACCTCAAATCACGGCTGGGGCCTCGCTGTTGACGTTGCTACTCCGGCTATGGCGGCAGCCATCAACAAGTATGGAGCTAAGTACGGCTACCAGAAGGCTTGGTCAGACGCTCAGCACGAGTGGTGGCACTTCAAGTGGCGCGAAGGAAACTACAACCTCAAGGTCACGCCTAATAAGTATCCAGTAATCAAGAAAGGTTCTAAGGGTGCGGCTGTAAAGCGCCTTCAGGTCTATCTCAGGGCCGCTGGTTATCTCAGAGCTAATCGCAAAGTAAATGGCGATTACAACATTTGGATTCGTCGCGCCGTCAGAAAGTTCCAGCGTGATTCTGGACTCACAGATAACGGCATTGTAAATAAGAAAACTTGGACCGCTCTCAGACGGGCGGCGAAGAGGAGACTGAAGTAATGGAAACCAAGAAGTTTTATCTCACATCAGAGTTTTGGATCGCTGTTGCTGCGGTCATTGGCTCTCTCAGCGGTGCTCTGCCTATTCCGCACGAGTATGAGGGTGTCGTTGCCGGCATCGTTGCCGCTGCTTACGCGATCTCTCGAGGTCTCGCTAAGGCGGGAGTAAATCCTGGCGAGGCTGAGATCGATGAATCAGAGTTCGATGTTGAGGCTGAGCTTGAGCAGCTTAAGTCCGACGAAGCGTGATAATTAG